TTAGTTATATCAGCCATTATGCCATTCCGTTAGATTTCCACTTATCCATATTTTTTTGTGCTACCATAGCTATTTCTTTATCAGTCATAGTTGTTTTAAATTGATCTGTAGCATGATCATATATACCAGCTCCTTTCTTTACTTTAAAAGGAAGCGCTCCTCCACCTGCATATATATTGCCTTTATCATCTACTGGCATAGGGTTGCCCTTGTGAGTTTCAGGTCCTGGAGTTATTTTACCACCTTTCATTGCTTTTCTAATAGAGCTAGCAGCCCTTGAATAGTTTTTACTAGCCAATGCTTTTTCTAGTTTATCTTGATCGTTTACAATTAATTCATTACCTGTAAATTCAGCAACTATATTAGCTTTGCCTCCTTTTTCGTAATTATACTTCATGCCTTTATTAGCATAATCTAATTCTTCTTCTACATTAGGAGTTGTAAATGGATTTGGTTTATCACCCACCCAATCTCCTTCTGTTACTTTTTTTCTTTGAGTGTCTTGTCTTTTCTTTAAACCAGTCATAGCAGGCCCCTGTGATGTTACCATTAAAGGGTCTGAGGATACCTTTTCTATTGTCTCTCTTTGAATTTCTCCTGGTAGTTCTGCTTGATAAGGGTTTCTAACTTCAGGGTCATTACTACCAAACAATAAATCATCAAATCCTTGAATAAGACCTATTCCAAATTCACCAACTCCTTTTGTAAGATCAAAAAATCCTTCAATACCTCCTTTTGCTAAATCTAAAATTCCTCCTGCTAAAGGTTGTGCTAAATTATGAAGACCTCTCATAACAGGCGTTGCAACATCCATAGCAACATCCATAACTGGTTCTAAAATTGGATTAATTATTTTAGAGGACGCTTTCAAAACATCTGAAGATACATCTCCTCCTGCTTTTAAAACGTCTGTACTTAATTTTGCTCCAGTTTTTATTACATCTGTAGCAACATCACCACCAGCAGCAACCACATCTGATGCAGCTCCCATTATAGGGTCTGCAACATTACCAACAGCATCAAACACAGGATTAGCTATAGTTTTTACAACAGGATCTGCAACACTCCTAACAATGTCTGTAGCTCCTCCAAATATTTTTTTAAGAAATCTAAAATGTTCTGGTAGTCCAGTATAAGGATTTGTAGTCCCAGACCCTCCCAATGCTTGTAGTAAAGCAGACTCTTCAGGTGTAACGTGAGCAAGCATTGTATCTCCATACCTACCAGCTTTAGCTATTTTCTTTAATTCTTTTGGTGTAAACTTCATTCCTTCATCAGCTCTATAAGAATTATAGTTGCCGCCATATTGATTGTCATACTCGCTTGATCTTTGTTCAAACATTTCAGTTTGTCTTTGGGCTAGCATTTGATCTCGCATGTCAGAAACTTGTTCTGCACGCTCATCATAGCCTTCTTGCTGGGCTGTTTCTACTTTTTCTATCTCTCCTTCTCTTAATTTATCTGCTCTCTTTTTCTTTTTCTTGCTAAATAAATTACCTAAAAGTAAACTACCAGCTAAAAGTAGTGGATGCATACCTAGGGCAGCTGTTGCTGTACCAGCACCTACAGCGTTAGCACCAAGTATAGGGGCTAATGAACGAGCAGCTAAAGCTGTGCTTGCGTAAGTTCCTAGTTTTTCAGTTCCTGTAAAGTCATAAGGATTTTGATTTTGCGTAAGACCATATACGGCAGCAGCTGGACCAAAATCTAATGTGCCTGGAGCATAACTTTTACCCAACAAACTTTCTGCACTACTTTTTAAATAAGGAGAAACCTTACTGGCTATATTGCCGTATTGCAGTCCTTGCATACCTTGCATCATTAAATTCTCTCCTGAATAAGGTTTATAATCTTGAAATGCTTCTAAAGGATTATATACATCTGGAGTTCTTCCATATATATCTCTAGCTGTTTGTGGAACGTATGCCCCTGATGAACTAGGATTTACTGGGCCTGAATTAAATTTAATGTTATTTAAATTATTAGCAGTATTTGCAAATTTACTTTGCATACCTTTTCCATATTGGTTTACGGCATTCATTACATCAAAATAACTCATAATCTTTTATTTTTAGTATGTTTTTCTATACTTTGCGAGTATTGCAAAGATATTAAATTTTTCTGTGGTTTTAGCACTATATTTAACTTTTGCCCAAGTACCTCTTGTTCTACGTTTACTTTTCTCAGTTCTTAATGGTGCTTTTAGCACTCCATCTATATATTTATCTGCTTCTAGCCCACCAATTTCTATCCAGTCAACACTAAATTTATTATCTCCAGTTGTTCCAGATAAATCTATTCTTATTCTTTCTATAATACAATCATCCCATGTTCCTTCAGCATCACCAATACCAGACATATCCCATTCAATTATTTGGTAGTCTTCATCTATAGGGGCTTGAGGTGTTAATACTTTTTGTAGGGTAATATTATCTATAACAATATCTGTTCCAATATGCCCCCTTCTAATAATAAAGCTACCAGTAGAAACATAAGTAATAACTATTTCGTGATGACCAACAGTTGAAGGTATTGTGTGATCTCCTATAGATGTTGGTGAGGTGTTTGGATTTTCATCTTTTACTAAACTCCCTCCATTATTTTCTAAAATATCGTATGTCAGTAAATATGAGGTACTACCTTGAACTACATTTTGAAATATATAAGAATTAGTGTTACTACTTCCTCCTGTTGCTGAAAGATCCTCAGACTTTATTCTTACACCCCCTAGGTCTCCGTAAGGAACAGTACCTCCAGTGGTAGCTGATGCAATCCATCCTACAGGGGTTCCGTCATTATTAAGCTGACCAAAACTACCATTAACAATTAAATTAGGACCATAAACTGGATATGTTTGACCCGCATATGTGTTTAAACTTAAATTACTATTTGTTCTTGTGTTACTAAAGTCTAAAAACTTATAATCTCCTTGCTTTTTTCTTATAGGATCATGTCCTGACCAATAAATTTGAAAGTCTCCTGTGTTCGTAAGTGCGTCATCGCCCTCAGTTCTTTTAACCCTCATTCTAATTATATTATTGTACTTGCCAGAAAGATTAATTCGTTCTCCTTTATCTGGACTAACAAATCGGTTGTTATTAGCTGCGTCAAACTCTAAATTAATAGATCCTTCTGCAATATTATAAGTTGGTGTTGTGATGCTTCCTGCGTTATCACGAAGATACCACCCTTCTGATGATCCATTAAATTCCCATCTTCTATTAATAACTAATTGCTCGGTTTCATCTAATAGTTCAGTTTTATTATCTAAAACGGATGTTGCTGTAATAGTATCGTGAGATATGTCTGTTGTGTAATCTAAAGTGCTAAAATTAATATATTTTGGAGTCATTATTATTTCAGCATTATCAAATACTTTAGCGCTTGCAGCTTCAGCGTTAATAACTTTTACAATATAACTTTCGTCAGCTACAAACTGCGCTCCTTCTATTGCAACATAAGACTGACCCCCTAACTTGCTGTCGTCAAATGGAGAGTTAACAGAACGATTACTATAAACATCATCTTTTTTACCAAAAAAGTTTGTCTTTTTGCCTTGAATATGTTTGTCCCACAACCACAACCTTAAAGGATTGCACCTTCTGTTTCTATATTGATTGTTATTATTTTTAAAAAAACTATATGGATAGTCCGCATTAGCATTGCTTGATGATCCTGTTTGGGCATCAAAGTTACCCAAAGAGTTTATATTCATTTCATTTTGTGGACAAAGTATAAACGAGCCATTACCTCCTGTTAGCCATTGTGGAGGAGCTACACTATATTTAGATATAAAAGCATTTACCGCTTCACTATATACTAGTGTTTCTGAAGTTCCTACTGGTTCTCCATCTGCTGTGCTGCCCATATTATGATTATCTACTGTTCTTGCAAATTGCTGTCTTTTATTATTTTTATTATTCCATGCTGAATTATGAAATGTAACTAAAAGTTCTTTGTTTTTAAAATCATATATAGAGGTTATTCCCAAAAAGTTTAATGGATTATCAGAAAGATAATTTCTACTTCCATCTGGCTTATCTACACTGTCTAACATTCCGTGTAGCGTAGGGTGTGTTCCGTCTCCATTAGTACAAATACGATAAGCTCTTTGCTCCCATTCTTTAATTATATACTTTAAATAATTTCTTTGTCCTAATGCATCGCCTAATGATATTAATTTTTCTGTATCATACTTAAATAGTCTTCCAAAAGTAGAATCAACAAAATATAAGGATTTTTCACTTGCAGCTACACTAAACTTATGTCTAGACCCATACTTAGTTGATATATAAATATGATTCTCTACAGTTTCTCCAGTACCAGTAAACAGTGATGTACCAGCATCATCGCTTAACATAGAAAGAGGATTTACAAGTAATTTTGCAAAAGCGCTATCTTGTAAAATATAAATTTCATTTTTAAAGTTTATAATTTTATTAATTTCTCCATATAAACCTTCCATATCATGAAATTGATTAATAGGAAATCTTCTAAAGGCATCTGAACTTTGTCCTAATATTTTTGTATTAGAATACGCTATTTCATAAGGTAAACTTAAACTATCATCATAAGTTTCTTCGTTTATTGTTAATGCTGATTTAATATTATTTTCTTGAGAATAAACAGAATTATACAACCAATCATTACTAAAAGGAGGCTCGTTCATTTCCTTTCCTATAACAGTGTCCCCAGCATTTAGCGTCAATCCGCTTCTCATATCTGTATTAACATAGGACTCCACTGGAAAAACCTGGAATCTAGCAGCAGATTTTTTCATATAAGGAGTAGATGTTTTTTGATGAGAATACAAATTAACAAACGTATCACCTCCAAATACTTGAGAAACAGCTGAAGATGTATTGTTAAAATTTGTAGGATTAGGAGTTATAGGATGAAAATTTCCACAAGGTATATATCTTGTTTTTTCAATTGCCGCCTTAGTATACCCCCCATAAGGAACAACATATCTTACAATAGCACATAGATATTTAAAGGGCACTAAACTTTTTTGAGTTTGATTTATCTTTTTATATATGCCAGGTATTGCCCCAGCTTCTTCTGTTTGATTATTTGCTTTTCCCTGTCTAGAGTTATCGCTTAAAAATCCTGAATAAATTGGATGATCGTTATAACCATTATCTCCATCTGCAGGATTAACAGTACCATCAAATGATTTGCCATGCCATGAACTATGTTCGTATAGTGCAGATAAATTTAATGGAGCAAACCAGGAGTCATAACGATGCTCAGGTATACTTATCGTATTGAAATCACCACCATTTTTAAAAAACCACGTATCATCAGCAGCACTTCCCATTTTTCTAACCAGAGCAGTCCTATTATCTACCTCTATAAGAATACTTCTTAATCCCATTTGCATTGTAGATAACGTGTCATAATTATAATCTCTTTTATCTACAGCAGCATGTTGAGTAGCTGGCGCTGTAACTCCTTGTATATGTGCTATTTTAGGAGTTACAGCTCCAAAAGCGTATGTAAATGTTTGATCTTGATGCACATAATTTGAGGTGTTTTGTTTTTCTAAGTATAACCGTTTTACATACCCTAAAGTGTTGTTTGAAAATCCATTCACCATTCCAGCTTTAGCTCTTAGACTATATTTAAAGAAGCTTTTTGGAATTATTTCTCCGTCTGATATTTCTTTAGATGCAGCTATAGGTAATTGCCATCCATATTGCTGATAAGGCCTAAAGGCACTTCCACCACCAGCACTTTGAGCAGCATACCTACCACCATCAATTTCCATACCTATTCCAAAAGAAGGATCATAACAGTAATATTTTCCAATAAGAACCGCATAATCATCATCTATTTGCTTTCTTGAGGCAAACGATAAAGCTTCTTGCTGATTGTGATTAGTTTCTTCAGGGTTCCAACTTGTTTCGGGATTAGTATTTTGTTTAACGCCAAAATTTCCAGCGCCAGGTGTTTGGGGTGCTAAATGAGAGTTTTTCTTACTAAGACCCCTACAGTTTGACCACCAGTGATGAGGTTTGCCTGTAGGTCCTGCACTTTGACTTTGTTCTTTATACCTAACCTCATCAGTTAATTTCATGGAACAATCTATCCTTAACATGTCTCCTTCTCTATAAACATAAGGTCTTATGCCAAATGCACTATCTGGAGCATCCAATGTAAAAATACTCCCATCTATCTGGTTGCTATTTTTAGCAAAACTTCTTGGGCCTTCAGGTTGATTTCCATACCAAAAATTTGTTTTGTCAAAACTACCAAAATAAGCACTATGTCTTTGTTGATTAGCAAAAGCACCAGGACCACCCCAATCGTTGTTAGCAGTGTTGGTAGCGTAATCATATGCCCCACTGATATACTTTTTAGAATCTCCCTTTTCTGGCCAATAAAATACTGAACCATCATTTATATTTCCTGATGTCGCCTGTCCGTCAGTAACACTATCGTCATAAAAAGCTAAATGAGAGTTTTCAGCAAGACCTAAATAACCATTTAAATATACATTATATTCTGGTTGTTCAGGTTTTGTAGGATCTATTGCGTTACCACTACCAACTACACTTTCATCTTGATTATTAAATTGATTTACAAATATAGGATCATCATCAAAAGCTTCGTTATCTTTTCTACAAAATCTTGTATCATCATACCCAGCATGCAGGCCATGTCTAGCATCTCCATATTGCGCCGTTTGATTCAATAATCCTTGTTGAACTATTCTTCTGTCTTCTTCTGTTCTTTCTGCCCTTACAACTCTAAATCCAGATATTTTTTTTACAACATCATCTGGAATAATAAATTCAAAAGCAACATATAAATCATATAAATAATGAACATTATCATAAGACGCTATATCCATTCCATAAGGTCCAAGGGGATTGCCCCAATCAAAAGCTGGCAAAGATTTCACACGACCAGTATTCATTCTAGAACTACCAGTATTTCCAGGCTGATTATTAATATGAAGCTTAGCACCATAAGGTTTTATATATGCTTCATCATTAGGGGTGCCATTTTGAAGCCTTCGTGTAAACCACTCTAAATCTACAGGAGGTACTGTGTGCCCATATAAATAAGACAATCTATGATCTTTGACGTTTTGAAGCGTTACAATAAGATCTAGATGAGACAAAGAGGAAGTGCCTGATCCAGTATATGTAGCGTAATTACCTGCTTTTGTAGGTCTTTTTGGAGAGTATTTTAAATTAGCATTTTTAGTATCCTTAATATCAACCATTCTTAGAAGATCATGTTGGTGAGGAGTCTCTATATCTCCAATCCATAATACATTCCCAGGAGATCCATTTAAATCATAAATCTGCACACCAAACCTATAAATATCCCCTCTTTGATACCCTCTTTTATCTCCAGCTAAGTGCGGATCTTTTGATCCTCCTATATTCATAGACGCTTTAAATGTGGTGTTTCCTACATTGTTTCCAGCTGATTTATATTCGGTGTTTAAATTTTGCCCTGTACTTCCTGAAGATATAAAAGGAGCGCTCCATGCGTTCTGTGATTGATCTGCTATTTTTTTCTCTAAACCAAATGAAACACGACATCCCCCTAATAGATTTGCCGCATACTCAAAGCTTTCTCCTCCCAATGTCATTCTATCTGAAAGATATCTATAAGAATATTTATCGCAATAATCACGAATTGGACTACCAGATGGACCTTTTCTTTGATTAGACAAGGCTGTTGTCCACATTGGGTTGTTTAAAGTCCCATCATAGTTCATATGATCATTATCAGACACAGTGGCAGGATACATACTTCCTGGAGCTCCTAATAATTGTCCATGACCACAATATTCACTATTATAATCTTGTGTAAAGCTTGATATTTCTGAAACGACATTAGTGGAAGGGTCTTTAGTATAATGATTAACTTCATGATCATTAGTTGTAAGCATTGCATCTAATTTACTTGAGCTACCCGTTTCTATTCTCCATCTTAACACCTTAACGTTCCATTCTTTTTCAGAAATAAAATTTCTTTTTTGTCTTAAATTTGCAGCAAATAAAATATTGTCTTTAATTGCAATATCTTTACATACATCAAAGGTATTAGACTCTATTAATATTTCTTCTAAACCATTTGGAATTTCATTATTCCATACGGGGTGCTGAAAAGTTGCTTTTGTTGCAGATATTTGATTTCTTCCGACAACAGCAACTCTTGGGGCTTGATTTTGAGTATCATAAAATAATGAATATAATTCTATATATTCAAAAGAATCGTCTAAATCATAAACATCAATTTGAAATCCTTGTGTACCTAGATTTCCTTTTGGACCACCAGCATATGTTGTAGAGCTAGTAAAAGATTGGTCTGATACATGATACATATTACTTAAAGGAGCAAATGTAGACTCTCCTCCGTTTTCTGATATATATTTATAAGTGTATTGATAAACTCCAACAGGTAACGATCCGTTTACAGTCATACCTAGCACGGGTTGAGACGGATCCATTAAAGGGGTTATATCTAGGGAAGATACTTCTAAAAGGTGTAATTTTTCTTGTTTTATATTTAATGTTCGTAGTTGATTTTTATTATCTGTCCAATAGATTCTAGATATAGATTCGTTTTCTACAATATGCTCTATACTAACAGGAACATCTAAATCCATATTTAGGTCTGGATATTGAGAGCCTGAAGTATTATAACAGACTCTTAAATCCGTAACTTTAGTAACTTTTAATTCATGATTAAAATCAACCATTAAAAATATAGTTCTATCTTTTTCTAAACTAGCAGCAACACCACTTGTTTGCCCCGCTCTATCATACTCAAACCTACCAACTATCATTAATAACATTTGATTTGCATAAGAAACATGGCCTACAATAGAACACCTATTATCTAATTTTAAATTAGCCGTCAAATCGCTTGTGTTAGGCCCTCTATCGTAAAATGTTGTATAATTATCATTAGAACCTTGATCTACAGGTATAGATATAGAAGTAGTTGTTAAATCAACAAACAAACTATTACCCTCTATATTTTCTACAGTAAATGTATCTCCTTCTGAATTAGTTAATCTAATATTTTGAGCATCTGAATAACTTCCTTTTAATTGAAAATGAGGATCAAGATCGCCTATCATTCCATGAGTAAAACTTTCTGGACTTGAAACCCCTGGCCTCCCCATAGGCTGTTGTGTCGGTTTATTTTTTTTAGCCATTTTAGAAGTTTATTAATCCTTTTCCTCCGTCATTTGTTATTGGAACTAATGTGTTCCACATATTACCTATTTGTTTTAACTCTTCTGATGTAGGCATACTATCATCTCCTCTAGCTTTTCCGCATAAATAATACCATCTTTTTTCTAACTCTTTAGTTATATATTGAGGTAATTTACCATTATAAAACTCTATTAATTTCATTTGCCACATTATATATTGAGCTACTGCTGTTTCATGGCCTTCTTTTATCATAGGCCACCCCCTCATGTCTGTAGGGTAAGCAATATAAACAACGGTTATCTCGTCTATATCGTCATGTTGTATGTTTAATCTATTACCATCTATGTAGTATCTAAAAGCTCTTTGCTGTGCATCATTAGCTGTTTTTCCTACTCTACCTCTATGAATTGCTGAAGTTTTTCTAAGCTCTACATGCTCATGGTCTGAATCATCAGTGCCTACTCTTACTCCTAGCACCTTAACATTATTTTCTGGTAAAATAATTTGCTGATTTCTATAAATACCCTTGCCCCCTGTTAATGTTAATCCACTAACTTTAGCATTAGCATTGTCTGATGATAATGTATAGTCATTTCCTTTTGGTCCTATTTCTTTTGAGGTAATAGTTAAAGTTCCAGCAGTTGTGTCTATAGTATAATCTGCTGCACTTAAAAGGTCTGGATAAGAATGTATTGCTGAGTTNTCAAAATATCCAGTTTCAGCACTTATATCGTTAAAACCTGTTAGGTTTTGCCCTAATCCCCCTCCTGGTTCGGCATGATCAAGAGTTGTATCTAAAGTGCTACCCATTGCAATTTCATTAGAAGATAGAGCTTGACCAAAATTAGCGCTAGTAGTAAAATTCTCACCTTTTTTAAAATATAACGTTACTCCATTTAAAACAATAGAATCTCCACTTGTAGGGTTTGCAGCAAATGTTATTGTTCCTGTAGCTTGTGCTCCAGTAGAATTATATGTAATTTCTCTTTCTACAAATGTATCTCTACTACCTATAAGTTTTTCAGCCTCATAAGCCCACTCTATAAAATTACCTGTATGTCTAGAAAAATCTTTTAATCCTAAGTTTCTAGCTACAGTTGTGAAAACTCTATCTATATGTACATGCATAATTGTTTCTTTTATTCAGTTGTCGCAACAACAACTTCAATAGTTGTATTTGCAGAATTAGCCTTCACAAATATTTGATCTACATCACTAAATGCTGAAAACGCACTTCCATTTGTAAACGCTTCTACTTGTGTTCCATTTAACAATAAACTAGAGTCTGGATGAACATGAAGAAATACAGTGTCTGCTCCAGTATCTTCTAAACCTACTACAACCCCATTATCTCCATCTAATACGCTGATTCTAATATAAGCAACGGCAGATCTTTTATAGGTATTTGGACCAGCAGCAGCGGTTGCCCCCAAGGTTATAAGCTCTACTTGATTTGTATTAGGTAAATTTAAAAGCCTCTTTTCTAAATTATCTATACCGCTAAAAGTTTGAGTTATAGTTTGTGAGTGTGTTCTATTATCAGCAGTGGTTGCGTGCGTCATAACTAAAGACTCGGTTATTGTTACTGTTAGTGTACCTCCTGTTATTCTTGTAGCCATTTTATTTAATCTTTATTTATTATTTTTCTTGAATAGCCTAAAGGCATTATTTTACAATTTCTATATTTTGTTGGTCTCACCCAAACTAGTTTTTTATAAAAATCATCTAAAATAGGAACTTTATAAAATACTGTTTCGCCTGTTTCTTTTGTTGCTTTATTGTCCACTCTTACGTGAAATGCTCTTGTGTGAGGCTTTTCATCTAAATATACGTATCCCATTTGATTAGGTAAATAAACTTTATGATCTCTTTCAACAACATCTCTTATAAGAATTTCAAAAAACTTTTTTATAATATTATAATATAAACTATAATCAATATTTTTATAAAGCAAAAGTTTTACATGCTTATAAATATTTTTTATTGGCATATACTTATCTTTGTACTTGTGACCCACGTGATGCAGTTTTTAATTTAACACTATCATCTAAACCATCGCTAACATTTTCTGAAATTGTTTTTAATTCAGTTTGTATTTCTATTTGTAAAACTCTTTGAACTAAATCACTAACATATTCTAATGGGATTGGATACGCAGTTGAGCTATGATCAAATTTTTGTTCTGTTACGCCCCTGTATCTAACTCGTGCTAATTGATCTATATGAGTTGGGTTTTCTAATATTAACTCTGCTATACCGTCATATCCAAAAACAGGAGTATTAACGTCTAGATTTACTTTATCGCCAATATACGTAGGGCTAACTTTTAAATTATTTAATTTTAACACGTTTCCTCCAAATTGATAAGCCTCATTTAAGGTGCTGTCGTTTGGAGCTCTGTATTGTTCGTAGTTTGGTGTATTTGCATTTGTAAATTTATTAAATTCATCAAAGTTTCCACTATCTTTTCGGTATAATTCTATAGAATTTGTACGATTATTTAATGCATGAAATGTAGTTGTTTGGCTTTCTATTTCTGATGCGTCTACTAATTCTCCATCTTCATCTAAAACTTTATTAGCCGTTCCAAGAGTCGTAAGANCCTCCTCCCGCAGCCTCAGTTAAGATTGCTGTAGTAAAACGAGGTACAAATGCCTGTCTTTCAATAGACACCCTTTTTATTCCCCTATCATCTTTTAGTTGTATTGTTTCTGGTATATGAAAAGACATCCATCCAAAATTTCTAAAATCTCCTTTGTTTTGAGATTTTCTTGTTTCTATACCGTAGTAATTTTTAGAACTCCTGTCTATTTCCTGCTGATCATAATAGGCTTGGCCTTCCTGAGCGTAGGTTATGCTAGAGTAAGGAACCCACTGATATGTTTGACCACTATTTGGATTATAAAATGGACTATTATAATAACCACTGTATCCCTGAAACCCTCCATAAATACTAAACATTCTTATTGTGGAGTTTGCAAAAGTTAACTCTGCGTTTTGATAAATATTATTATCATTTGTTATTCCCTTGTCAATATTATCAGCTATTAATTTTGCTCTATGATAATGTATCCAATGTTTTATTTGGCTTATAGTTATAGAGCTTTCTGTAGAATATTTACCTCCATACGCAAGATTTTTAATATTGTAAGCTATTTCATTTAATGTAATCATTAGGTATAGTTTAGGTATTTACAAAATTAGTTAATTTTTCTTTATAAAACAAAAATAGGCGTCAACTATTTCTAGTATTAACCTATTCTTGCAGCAGGGAGCAAAAGAACTCTCTTTGAATATCATTATTGCACAGGTGGAGTCATTAGTCCCACATCTGTTTTTGTCATTTTTTCTACAGCTATTTGTACTATTTGTTTTTGGTGATGATTATTAAAAACTTCGTTTTGTATTCCTGTATATGTACTTCCTACATTTCCAGATGCTGTAAAGGCACTACTTATAGTCGGTAATGTTAATGTTTTAATGCTAAAGGCAAATATATCATTAGATGGATTAAAAATTAATTTATTTTCTAAATACGTGCAGTAATACTTTTGCTCATCATAACGAGGTTGACGTGGGTTTCTTCCGCTAACAGGACTATTATCCATTTTTCCACTAAACTGAGAATAGCGTCCCGTAGTCTTACTCATAGGTTTTTTAAAAGGGTCGTCAGTATCTTCTAATTCATAAAACTCCTGAAGAGACACTATTTTAACAGGATAATGTTTTAAATAAGAATCAAATAATTCTTGCCATGCTGTTAAATCATAATTAGAAAACAATGATTCGTGATTTCCCTGGCCATCATAAACATTTTTCATATTATATGAAGATATAGAAACTTGAAGTAAATATAAATGTCTTTTAGGTAAAACATATTCACCATTGCCAGTAAAATAACCCCTATTATCACCATCATAACTAGAATATTTAAGCTGATATTGTGGATAGCCATCTAGGCCAAGATGATTTAAACCTAATACATCCTGAGCGTTTATTTCAAAAACATTTGTATGCTTACAACCAGATAAGGCCCTTCTAGAGTCTTCGTCTACATCTAATCTTTGATAATGGTAATTAATAAAATCAGAGATTGCTAAATCTAAAAATTTATTTTTTTCATCAGTTGTGAAATATGGTTGATCCGCTTTGTCTAAAAGCAAATCCATCAAATCATAAGCATCGGATAATGTCATTTATTTCTATTTCTTATTGCCACCAAACCATCCTTTAGGTTTAGCAGGTTCGCTTTCTAGTTGGTTAATAACGCTGCTAGAAATTGATTGCGGTTGAGACGATTCTTCAGTAACTACTTCTTCAACTACAGCAACCTCTTCTACAGCTAGTTTACCAGTTCTTAATTGTCTTCTTAGTAAAGCATATAAATCAGCATTGTCTTTTAACCACACAATTGCTTGTTCATCAGCTAATCCAATATTCACAGAACCATGTTTCCAAACTCCATTAACTTTAGTTAATACATTTTTACTTAAAGCTTTCTTTAAAAATATTCTATACTCTTGGTCTATATCATTTGTAAGTGATAAAAACTCATCTGGAGAACTATTAGCAAATTGAATAATTTTAGCTTTTAACATAGTGTCTTCTATGTCAGATTCCACTCCCATTAATATAGCTAAATCCTTCATAGCATTAATAGTTAAATCTGTTGCTTTAGTAATTGCTTCTGCGCTTTTTAAAGCACCCTCTGCGTTCTTTTCCTCATTAGCTTTTAAATCTTCTACAGTAAACCTTCCTCTTAATAGCGGATGTCCTTTTAAAAATTCATAAACTCTTTTGTCTTGTTTTTCATTAATGTTTAATGATAATACAGCTTGAAACATTTCGTAACCGTCTGTCATTTGATCATTAACATCTACTAAATTTACATTTCTTCCCTTACTGTCTTTATAATTACCGAACTTGCAGTAATTAAACTTACTTGGGTTGTTTGATTTGATTAAAACTACATGTCTTTTCATTTTTCTTTTTTTTAATTAATACTCCCTGTTATTTATTTATTCTTTTGCCTTTTTTATCTTTTACTACTCTACCGTTTTCTATCCAGGTTTTATTAGCAGATTCTGTCTTCCATTTAAAACCAGACTTGCCTCCTATTGAGAAAACTTGTGGACTTGGTTCCCTTACCAAATCTTCTTCTTTTATCTCTACTACCTTGCCGTCTCTTACTACTAGTTTTGTTTTCATCTTACAAAGATAAGAATTTTGGGGGAACCGAAGCCCCCCCGAAACTCAAATTTACATTACAAACTACTATCCACTATGTGCAGCTCCGTTATCAGCTACAGCACCATGTTGTACGTAATAAGCAGCGCCATCAGCAACAACTTCTATCCAATCACCTAAAACCGCATTAGAAGCTACAAACGTAACTTTATCAGATGCAGCAGCAATTGCAGTGTTAGTGTCACCCATCTCTATACCTACCATAACATCTGCAGTTCCACCAATAACGTCTACGTCATTAGCGCCTGCAGTTCCTACGATAAATTTAGCATTCCATCCTGACATTGTTGCTGCAGGAATAGTAATATCCCAAGCACCATCTTGTGCAACGATAAAAACTTTACCACTATCTTCTGCTGTAAGTGTAACACTAGCAGCTATTTGTTCTACAATTTTTGCAGAACGTAATTTTGGTACATGTATAGATTCTTCGCCAGCTGTTAAAGCTGTTCCAGAAACATCAGTACCTGTTAAGAATCCAGCTATCGCTGTTCTCAACTTGTTAAAACTAAATTTTTGTGCCATTTTTTATTAAGTTTTGTGATATTGGGGGGTTTTAATTTTTACCCCCCTTTATCAAGTTATTATTTTAGGTATTCATGCGCATAGGCTTTCTATTCACAAATACCAGTTATTTAATTATTGTTACGAACCAGGAGTAATTGTACCAGCCGCAGTAATACCATCAATATAAATTCCTTTAATATCGTCTGCAATAGTTACAACACCTCTACCAGTCATACACGCTCTTGCGATTGCCTTTACAGCATCGTCTTCTTTTCCATCTGTTGCCGTCAATTCAGCTACACCTATAACACCACCAGCAGAACCAGAATTTAGAAAACTAACGTGAACTGAACCGTCATCATCATTTTCAATACTAGTTACTTGCCCTGAAGGTATACACATACAGTCATTATCAGCAGTTTGGAAGAATAACATACAAGCCATTTTTTAAATTACCTCCTACTTTACTCAGAGGATTTTTTTAAGTGGCACCTAGAGAGGGGGTTTTAACACCCCCTGTGTAGATGCGAATTAGTTAATTATTAATTATGATGCGCTTAAGATACCACAAGACAATGGGTTTCTAACAATGATTCCAGTTTCTGAAAGCACGTGGCATTCAAATTTGTCATCAGCGTTAGCAGCCAACATTGCTTTTTGGTCATAAGGATTCACCATTCCAGCTACATATTTCTTGATCATACTTCTGTTAACTCCTTCAGCTCCTTTAGTAACTAACTCAACGTTAGAAACACCAGAAGTTTTTCCGAAGTCCATAAATACCATCTTAGCAGATTCTTTTAATCTGTTGTCACCAAATGCATTAGTTCCACCAGCAGAAGAATGTAAATTAGGGTCATCAAATACAGGACAGTGAGCAACAGTAATTTTGTTACCTAATGCGCTATAAGAAGCAAAGTTTGCTCCAAGATGAACCTCACCATTTACGCCATTCATTGAACCACCTGTCATTGCACCAGCAGGAGCAACAATAAGATCTTTCATAGCTCTATGGAACGCTAATCTACCTTCAGTTCCAGTAAATACAACCCACTCATTACCTTCAGCAGCAGTTGCGTTTAATGAAATCTTAGCAATAAACTCAGTAATAATATCTTCAGTTAAAGATCCCATTGAATAAGAAGCTTGATTAGAAGAATCAATTTGAGCTAATAAACCATCTCCACTTATAATTGAAGAAGCTTGAGTACCTGAAGTACCTAAAGCACCTGAAGAATAAGCTCCTGGTCTTTGAATTGTAGAATCTGTTACAGTTCTTCTACCATACCATCTTTGAAGCTCTTGTTGATACATGAATTCATCCATCATCATTTGCTCTTTAGTAAAGTACCAAAGTTTTGAACCGTTATTTTCAATCCAAGTTACATCAGTTAAATCTTTACCAGTAACTGAACATTTCTTACGCATTGTAGTTAAGAAATTTGTATGAGTTGATGGATATACGTAGTTTTCACCTACATCAGCACCGTCAGACCCATTAGGGAATGCAGAACCAATAGAAGCTACGATAGCACCAGCTAAGATATCAGAATCTAGTAAGTCTCCAGATGTTCCTGAACCACCACCATCAATCATTTGTACTTTAAGTACGTAATCAGTTGCAGCAGCAGAAGATCCTGAAAGACCAATACCAGCATTAAGATATGGGTCTTCCAATAATAGAGCAGTTGCTCCAGATTGAAATCTTATCATATCAAATTTATTTAAGAAGTTACCAGGAGCAGTTGAATCAGAAGCATCAGCTACTAAGTAAACTACTGTACCATCAGAAGCACCAGCAGCTGTAGTAGATAAAGTTCCTGTAGATGCAGACTGATTACCAGCTCTTAATTTTGTAGGAGCATTGTACCTACCCATTACCTTCCATTCAAAAGAGTTGTCACCCAACACTTTTTCAGCTGCAAAACGACCTGTTCTTTCTAACAAGTAAGTCGCAGCATAACGAGGATACTGTTGAATAAGAGTTCTAGCAATCTCTGGGTATTGCATTAGAGCCGTATTCAAGGCATTCTCGGCAGTTGTTCCAGAACCATAAGTTCCAGTATATAATTTAGCCATTTTTTTTAAATTTTATTAATTAAACATTATTATTATTTGCTCAATTAACTTTCAACTATTAGCAGACTTTGTCTTACTTTATAAAGCTTACTCGCTCATGAACGCTTTTGGATCAAACGAACCTGACTTTACTTTAAAGTTAGATTTGCTTTTTCCAGTGTTAAGGTTTGGAGAGACTATACTGTCCATTACAGCGGCTTTGCCGTCTTCCAATCCTTGAGAACGAAGAATCTTTTCAATCTGCTTACGATACAGCATAAACATAGCAACATCAGCAACATTGGCATGATCCGCATATATTTCTTTCATCATATCGCCTGTAGCATATCTATAGACTTCTTCTTTCTGTTTTTTTGTTACTTTCCCGCCCATGAATTCATTCATGTTTTTGATTTGTGATCTTAATTCTTTTTTTGCACTTTCTGCTTGTTTTTTTCTTTGTTCTTTTTGTTCTGCAGCTTGCTGTTTAGATTGAGTTGTTTGTTGGTCAATAGCATTATTAATTACTCTTCTAATACTCTTAGCCTTCATTTTCATCATTCCTGAATCCTCTAATTTATCTAAAGACTCTTCAATTTCTGAATCCTCAATACCATCAGCCTTTAATTCTTCAGCTACTAAATCTCTGTCAGAGAAATTTAAATAAGATCTAAGTTCTGTTACTTGATCGTTAGCTGGCGCTTCTTGTTGTTGCGCTTTCTGTTGCAAAGCATTTATTGCTTCTACAAATTGATCTTTAGATTCTATTTTAATCCCAAGCTCTTCACCTACTCTTGCCCAATTTAAAGCTTCTTGTGCAGTAGGAGCCTCTTCAGTTGACTCTTCTGCTCCTTCCCAATTATACTCTTCTTCTTTTTCTTCAGAGCTATCTTCATTTTTACTATCCCAAGCCCAACCATCTTCTTGAGCTTCTTCTTCAGACTTTTCTTCTTTAGCCTCTACTTCTTCTGTTTTTTCACCTTCCTTTTCCTCTGTTTCTTCGTTTGCCCCATAAGTGTCATCCCCAGCGAAAGCTAGTGGATTAAACCCTTCTTTTTTTTCTGTAGCCTCTGTTGTTTCAACAACTTCTTCTACTAATTTTGATTCTTCTGCCATTTTATTTTAATTTAGTTAATACTCCCAGTTTGCAAATATACGAAATATTTGTTATATTTTCTGCGCTGCTTTTTTCAAGCTATCAGAACTTGTAGTTGAGCCAGATGCTCTAGCTCTTTCATTATCATTCTTTTTATCCTCTTCTTCTCTATTTTTTCTTTCAATATAATAGTCAGCAGCTTTTTTATCCATTTCATTTCTTTCTTTAGTGTCATGAATATCTCTATCAACATCAGCNTGTATTTTAGCAACCTCAAGTTTAGATTCTGCATTAATCTGAGCAACTTGTAGTTTAGCCTCATTATCCATTTGCTTAAGTTGAGCTTCAGCTTGGAATTTAGCTTGATCTGCTTCAGCAGCAGCTTGCTGTGCTTGCATTTGCTCTTGCATAGATTCTTGTTGTTGTTTTTTCATTTCTGACATTGCTTGTTCTAATACTTTTTCAGCCTCTGTCATTGTATCTGATCTTAATACTTTAATAACACCTAACATATCAATTGATCCAGCTTGTAGTGCAGATTGAGCTAGTTGCTGTACAACTTGTTTCATAGAATCATCCTTACCGCTATCACCAACATATAAACCAAAATCTTGCAAAGCAATATCTGGCATTACATTTAAGAATTTATAAGCACCGTCTCCTAATATCATACCAGCTTTTTTACCTCCAGCCCAACATACTTTCATTAAATTACATAAGCGTTCCAACACTCTTTGTTTTGCTTCTCCGTGTGAGTAGAACCAGCTTTCTGTAATAGTTGCAGACTGAACAACACTTCTTTGTACGTTACCTACATATTCGTATTGACCTACAGCCCCTTCTCTTTGTTTAGTAACTCCTGATATTTGTCCTGCCATATCCTCTAGCATTACCTTAAGATTAATTAATTGCTGTACAGATTGAGATAAAGTAAAGTCAATTTGCTGAAACTGATTGAAGCTACTTGTCTGATTACCCTCGTCTTTTGAGTTTATTGGTATAATACCATCTGTCTTTAAGTGATATAACACCTGTTGAATATCCATACCAACATTAGTAGGTAGTTGAGATACATCATAAACAACTGCCTTACCACCTGAACGCGCCATAGCAAGCTCTATTTGGTAAACGACAATATTATAAAGCATTTGTATATTGTCAAGTAAATCAACTAACGATGCTGTTGCTCCAGTGGTATTACCTTTAATGCAACCAACATATGATAATGGAGTTTTACCTGGATCGTCAATACTTCTTACTTGATTGTCTCGTCTTCTTGCATTAACTAATATCTTGCCACCAATTAAAGTAGCTTCCCATACATCGTCCACCCATTTAGTTTCAACTGTTTCTCCTTTTCTTTTTCTATATGTATCTTTTACCATTTTTCTAAATGGTCTAGAAGGATCGTATTTATTATCAGAAAGTTTAAATTTAATAGCACGTAAAGATTTCCACTCACAACTAACCACTCTAATTCTAGCCTCTCTACCATGAGCAATATCCACCCATTCAAAGCTACTATTATAATTAGACAAATCACCCCCAAGATATAGGTTTCTCATTTTGTCTAGCTCTAATAAATCATCAGTGGTTAANCTGTCCTTGTACTCGTCATTAATCTCGTTAATAGATAAGTGTCTTTCTTCTCCCACCCAAGTAGCCTCATCTAAATAGTCTGAATGAAAAGAATCGTCAAAAACTATATTTCTAGGATCTACTCTTCTAGCGTGAGGGTCTCCGTTTTGTATATTAACTTTATAAAACTCTTTACCAGTTATAAGTAAATCTCTAAAACCTTCCTTAAATACATCTTTAATATTATATCTATTAGTAACATACTCTAAACCATCCTGAGCTGTTTCTTCTATCATCTCACGGTAATTGTACTTCATATATGTTTCAATGTCTTCAGGAACAGGCATTCCTTGTCCTTCTGACAAAACATCAATATTCATTTCTTCTTGCATTTCAGAATGAAAGTCTTGCAAAAGACTCTTCATCATTAAACCAACCTTATGATCATGTTTTCTAATAACAGCATCTTTATTAACTGTAGTCACCTTCATATCAATAGGTCTTCTTAACTCTTCACCAATTAGTAAATCAATTTTAGGAGCTATAATAGGATAGTTTACAAGCCTAGCTGGATATGTTAATCCATACTGTTCTGTAATATAAGCATAGTCACCTTGAGCTAAAACACCATTATATATTTGGTAGTTTCTAATATCTTTTGCTCTTGAAGAATAATGAGTTCCTCCTTCTGCTCCCATATAGCTTGTTACAGCTGTTAAAACTTGTCTGCACCAATCTTGAGTTTTTTCTTTTTCAGAAACTACCATTGAAGGCATTGATTTGTATCTATTTTCCATAATGTTAATTTATTTGTAATGGGACTCCATCGTAGCCCATTTTATAATATTTAAAACCTATATCTTTTACTTCTGCCTCTTTTTCACTAGCCTGCATTCTATAATTATCTATGTTATGAATTAAACACAAACCAAAAGCCATAGCGCGGTCAGTATTTTGTAATCCATAATTAGCAAGTTCATCTATTAAATCTAAGAACCATATATCCTGAGCGCTCTCTCTTAAATAATCATCTATCAAATCTTCCATTAAAGATTTAACTTGCTTATTCATATGCACACCATACCTATTTCTAGTTTTTGTACCAGGGTTGTGTGCAGACTCTGGCTTTTCTTTTAAATACTTTAATGCATTCATACGTTTAAAGTAATCTAAAATACCTATTTTAGTGTATTCCACTAACATCTTTGCGTTATAATATACTGCAAGCTTTAAACACCCATCCCAAAAATCTTCCTTTTTCTTAGGTCTGTCTGTATATTCAGCAATTACATAATCGCTTGACATATCAGTATTTGCAAATCTACGATAAATTATCGCACTACCCAAAGAATCTGACGCTCCAGCTTGATCTTGGTCATAAGAGTCAATACCTCCAATGTCTAAATTTTTATAATCTGGCTCAGGATGAGTTAATATTCTATAAGGCCCTGTAGGGTGTGGTCGCCATTTTATAGTTGGGTCTCCTTTTCCTAGCTCCCAATCTAAGTATCCTTTTTGTATTTGACTTCTATTGTCTTTACTTGACAATATTCTTGACCTTTGTGCGTTTAACAAAGCAATATCAAATCTTGCTGAATGAGTATTTAGGAATGCCTCCTCTACAGTTAACGGATAATTTTGTATATGTAAATTATATGCTTCGTTATCTCCAGACTTTTGGATATCCTCTCTGTCTGTTATAAGTTTTTCTCTTGCACCCTTCTCATCTTCTTTTCCAGAATTTATATCAAAGAATCCATAATAGGCTTTTGATGCTGGAATAAATACAGGTATTAGATTATAAGCATCATGACTATAGTACATATCCATAAAATCTTTAGATGCTTTAGATATATCTCCCCCTGTACCTCCAACAATAGGAACTCCAAATTGAATATCACCATCCATAAAACATGCTTTAGATGACATGTAAGCATTTTTAAGTTTTTTAAACTCTCCAGCTTCTTCAAATATCATAAGTGAAACCCTTTCTCCTTTAAAGACTTCTGGATTATCCATTGTTCTACATATAATATTAGATTGATATCCACCTATTTCCCACTTACCATCTTTATTTTTTTGTTTATATCCAGACCTCATTATACCATCAGTGTCTTTAAGTACAGAGTGTTTGAAGTTAGGGTGTATACCGTTAAGACCTTTTCTAGTCTTATCAAAGAACGCATCAGCTGTAACCTGTAATCCTGCCGCTACGCCAACATCATTAAAGGGATAAAATGTATATTCATGAGCTACAGCTCCAGAATTCATATAAGAGAACCCCTTATCTCTGGCTTTAATAACAATCATACCTTTACCTTCTTCTTTACAAACCTCTATAGTATCAAAGTATTCATGATCCATAGTCCTGTACCATGGATGTATAAGTGTCTTACGATTACCAGAAGTTCCATCATTACCAAGTATCATATAATAGTTAAGATAAAAATAATACTTACCAGATATTTTTTTCATGCCTTTAGGCTTAAAACCATTCATACAGCGATCAGTTTCTTTAGACCAATATTCCTGATAAGCAACAGAATCAGTATTCAAATCTGGATGTCCATTATTAGGAATAGGGCGATATCTTTGTGGGTCAAACTTGATCTTACCCATACCTTAATCTTTTAGTTTTTCCTAAACCAAACATACCAGAATTTTTTTCTTTTTGTTCTAACTTAGCATGATACCTATCTCTTAAATCTACACCATGTAGCTCCATAGCCATATCATTATACTTATTAGCTTTATCTAAATCTGCTCTTTTATAATATTTTTTATAAGAATTATAAAGATATTGAAGCTCATATTTATTTTTCTTTTCTGCCATTAATCTTTTTGTGGTCTTAGTCTACCTCCTTTATAATACTTCATACCTTTATTAGCTTTTGCTGTTTTAGCTGCATCTTTAAAGTTTTGATCAGACGGAGCGCCTGCATCACCTTTACTCCTCATTGTTTCTCCACGCTTTCTTTTAGCGTGAATGTTTGCATATAAACCTTTTTTCATAATTACATTTCTTTAATTTCTTTTCTTCTTTCTAAAAATGATAATCCTTTATCACCAGCAATCTTTTGTCTTTCTCCTCTTCTATCTATAGCGTCTAATAGTGATTGTCTTGTCTTTAATATCTTTTCCACTCCTATCATCAGTTTTTGTAATAGCTCTGCATTCTCTTCATCTAGGTGCATACCATCAATAAGAGCAGTAAACTGATTAATCTTTTTGTTAAAAGCTATAAGTTGTTCGTCTAATGGATCAAACTGTAATTCATTATACTTATCACATGCAACCTTTAACGCAGCGTCTTTAGCTCCCTTCCAGTTATAGGTGTCATATAGATCTTTAGATACAGCCTTAACTCTTTCATTCTCACTGTAATGCCTATATGGGCTTTCATAGTCGTAGACTAGGGCAACCCACTTGAGGGCCGTAGGCCCGAATTTTTCTTTCTTAATGAGTGTAAGAAATTCTGGAACTCCAGTAACTCCGTCATCATCTTTAAATATGTCCCCCTTCCTGTTTAAATTAAGTAAGTACATTACTTCATATATTTAAGTTTTACCTTAAACACGTATCTTGATTCATCTAAATCATCAACATTAAAATCATTTATTATAGCTTCAATATAATAATGTGGATTAGATTCTATTGCCCAATTTGTTTTTATAATTTTAAATCCGTGTTTTTTTGCTCTTTGCTTTATGTCGTCTTCCTCTTCAATAAGTTCTTCTAAATTGTCAAATACTTTTTCAAGATAATAAAAATTACCTTTACTGTATATCTTTCCCAGGTCTGTGTCTAGCTTTCTCATTTTACTAAAGATGATTCTTGGTTGCCAAATATACTATTTAATATATCATTAGTCTTTGGAAGTTTATTTATATTATTAGAGTCAGCCAAATAAGGGGCCATGTTCTGCTTAAACATTAACTCTTCTTTTTTTACTTTTATTGCTTCAGTTGAGTCTTTATGCACCATACTCTTGTTAAATAACTCTAATTTATCTTGTGCTTTATCTGTTCCAGCCCAATGGTTATTCATCCAAAAATTTCCTGTAGATTGATTTCCAGACCATAATTGACTAAAATCAGAAGTTGGATGCTCTCTATGATAACCTAAGAATAACATTTTTTGTTGATCAGCATTAAGACCACTTACATCAACACTCTTTGTTCCTTCCCATAACTCTCTTAGCCACTGAGGAACAAACTGATTGTTTCTTTCTAGATAGTTAACGGTTCTATTAACCGCTAGGTTACCACCTTTATTCTCTCCTACTTCAAACTGAAACAAACCTCTACCTGGTCCTCCTCCTTTTTGTTTTGCAGAAGTACTCATTCTTTGCTCTGGGCCTGTTTCGTGATATGCAATATAATCCATAAGTTGATTATACTGTTGAGGTGTACCTCCTTTATCGCTTATGATAAGTTGTAAAAATTCGTTTAGATCTATTTCGTTCATTAGAACCTACCGCCATTAGTATATCTTTTTCTCATTTTCATACCATAAGCAGCTTTAGGATAATTTTCTGGATTACGCTTTCTATGGTCGTATCCCTTTTCTTTCATATCCAGATGGTCTTGTAGTTTGTTNGCCATGTATCCTTCACCTGTCTTAGGGTTATACATCATGTGTGATTTAAACTTACCACCCTTAGCCATCATCATGCCTCTTCTATTCATAAGATTAGCAACTAAACCACTTAATTGATTTTGTGCTACAGCCTGATTAGCGGCTTGCTCATACATTCCACCTTGATTGTATTCAGGAAGAACCCCTCCATCATCATAAGTATTTCTACTCATTACATCTCTATCTATACCTCCTTGTGTATTTGCTAAATTACTATTGCCAGCTGGTGAGATTTCTTGATTATAAAGATTTTTTAATTCTTCTGTATAAGGCCTGTAATCAGATGGATTATAAGATTCTCCTTTTCTATAAGCCTCCTGAAACCTTTTTTGATCTTGAAGAGAGTCTATAAAGTTTGCTTGGTTTCTTATTGCCCTTTCTTTATTTAGTGCTCTATTATATGCATTATCACTACTAAAAGCACCTCCTTGAGCAAAACTAGTAACATTCTTTTCCATGTATGGATTCAAAGCTATTAACTTATTCATATCCATATTACCTTCAAACTTCTGTGTTCCTCCACCTGTACCTCCACCAGATCTTTCTCTAATTGCTGATATTTGATTTAAGCTATCAAACAAAGAAGCTAAGTTTGTAGCATCAGTTCCATAAGGCATGCCACCACCTCCAGCTATAGATCCGCCACCCGCAGACTTAAGTGCGTATTCAGGAGTAGGGGGAACGTAATTAACCTCTCTCGCTTGCATTTGTAAATCCCCAGGAGGAGGGCCAGCAGTAAACTCCTGATCTGTTATTGCTAAGTCTCCGTA